ATTAGAACCTGAACAAGGGTTTGCAATTGGTAGAGCGTCTGAAATTAGCCGAGACGAAATTAAGTTTCAAAAATTTATTGCAAGATTAAGACTTAAATTTTCTAGATTATTTGAATCTGCATTAGAAAAGCAACTGGTGTTGAAAGGTATTATTACACCTGACGACTGGCCCGCCATTAGAAGAGAGATGAGATTCGATTATGTCACTGACAGTCACTTCTCTGAACTTAAACAACTCGAAATCTTTAGAGAAAAAATCAGTGCTGTTAATGATGTGGATCCATATCTTGGAAAATACTTCTCAACTATGTGGGTTAAGAAGAATGTTCTTAAGCAAACAGACAAAGAAATTGAAGATATGCATGCTGAGATGATGGCTGATACAGAAGCCGAGCAAGAAAATATGGACCAATATGGCCCAGATCAAGGCGAAGAACAGCCTGATCAGGACAATGGATTCCCTGAAGCACCGCCTGAGCAAGTGTAAGATATATAAATATAGCAGGAGATTATTATGACAGATAATGTAAAGAGTATTGTTGATTTGGCAATGGACGACAAACCAAATAAAGCTAGTGAAGTTTTAGATGATATTTTGAGAGATCGATTAGCTGCTAAAGTTCAAACTATGAAAAATGAACTAAGCAACGATATGTTCGGTCAGGAATATCAAGGTGATGTTGATGCTGAGCCAGTAGAAGATCAACAAGAACTTGATTTAGAACCTATTGAAGACGAAGAGGAGCTAGATCAAGAAGAACTCGTTGATGATGGTGAAGTAGAAACTGAAGACCAAGAACAGGATGAAGATCCTGTCGAAGACGAGGAAGAAAATGAAAACACTTAGACAAATCGTAGAACTGAAGAAGATTGATATTGTTCCTGATCCAGAAGAACAAGCTGGACAAATCAGCAACTATGCTAATCCTAAATCAGAAGCAGAAAAGAATTTTGTCGGTAAGCACTTAGACGCTGTGCAACAGCAACTTCATCCTGCATTTAAAAATCAAGCAGAACAAGATGCTGTATTTAAAGGCGGCACTATTAAAAAAGATCATTCAAAAATTGCTTCTTATAAAGAGGGCGAAGACGCTGAAGTTTATGAGCAAGCTATTGAGTTCGTAAAAGATAATTTAACAGAAGAAAATTTAGAAAAGTTTAACCAATTGCTAGAAGACGATTATCAAAGCGCTGTTAACTTTGCATTAGAAATCTCTGAGGAGATTTTAAGTGAGTAGAATATTAAAGTTAAAAGGTTCTGAATTTACAGCTCCTACTAGCTTAGCAAATGCTACCACAGCATCTGCCGCAACACTTATCAAACATTATCATACAGCTGCAGCAGTAATCACTGTTACTGATTCAGCAAACACAGCAATTGGAAATACAACTGTCTCTGCAGGTGAACATTTTATACAGAAAGCTGCAACAGATAAAATTTATGCTAGCGCTGGCTTATTCACGCCGATAGCATTTGCAGATTAGGAGTACAAATGAAGTTAATTGCAGAAACCACTTTTGATAGCATAGCACCAGTCATCACAGAAGCTAAGGATGGCAAAGGTAAAGATTACTTTATAGAAGGTGTTTTCATGCAAGGTGGCATCAAAAACAGAAATGGTCGTATGTACCCAATGGAAACATTGGACAAAGAAGTTCAAAGATACAACGATCAATTTGTAAAAACAAATAGAGCTTATGGTGAGCTTGGACATCCTGATGGCCCTACCATAAACTTAGAAAGAGTTTCGCATATGATCAAAGACCTTAAAAGAGAAGGTAATGATTATGTTGGGAGAGCAAAAATAATGGACACCCCTTACGGTAAAATCGTAAAGAGTCTGATCGATGAAGGAGCACAACTAGGTGTATCTTCGCGCGGTATGGGGAGTCTTGTACAGAACAGTGATGGTATCAATGAAGTGCAAGGAGATTTTCAACTTGCTACTGCTGGCGATATTGTTGCAGATCCTTCTGCACCAAACGCTTTTGTAAATGGTGTGATGGAGGGTGTAGATTGGATTTATGACGCTGCATCTAATTCGTGGCAATCACAAAAAGTGATTGAGCAAATTAGAGAGACGGGCAGAGTAAGTGCAAGAGAGTTACAGGAAAGGAAAGTAGAGTTATTCTCTAAGTTCTTACAAACCCTGTAATTCGTTAATTTATAAATAATAAGCAAACGTATTAGACTCAAATGAGGAGAAAACAAATGGCTAATGAACTAGAAAAGTTCGACAATGAAGAAGCTGTTGTGGCCGAAGAGCAAGTAGAACTTGACGAGTTTAAGGCCAGCGGTGAAAATTCAGAAATCGCAGACCCTGTAACTAAAGGTAGCAACAAAAGACCAGCTGATAAAACAGTTGGATTCAAAGCTCCAAACCCAGGTGGCGCTGATGAGAAATCTGGATCTGAGTCAAAAGGAGAAGATTTGATTACTGCTAAGGGAAAACAAGCTCCAGCTAGAAAAGCTGATAAAAAAGCTAGTGATGCCCCTCAAGCACCTAAAGTAGCAACTCCTGGACAAGGATCTGGTATGAAAGAAGACATCGACGCAATCTTTGGTGAGGATCTTTCCGAGGACCTAAGAGAAAAAGCAACTACTGTTTTTGAAGCAGCTGTTAATGCTAGAGCAACTGAGCTAGAAGCTCTTTACTCAGAAGCATTTGACACTCAGCTTGCAGAAGCTAAAGAAGCTCTTTCTGAAGAGATGACTGGCAAAGTAGACGAGTACATCAACTACATTGCTGAGCAGTGGATTGAAGAAAATAAAATTGCAGTTGAATCTTCTCTGAAGGTAGAGATTGCAGAATCTTTCATGAGCGGTCTTAAAGGTCTTATGGAAGCACACAGCGTTGTGATTCCTGAAGGTGCCGACAGCGACATTTTACAGAACTTAGAAAATAGAGTCGAAGAACTCGAAGGCAAGCTGGAAGAAGAAACAGCACAAAAAATTGCTATCAACAACGAGTTGTTCGAAGAAAAAGTACAGAACATTTTTGCTACAGCTTCTAAAGGCTTAGCAGAAACACAAATTGAGAAACTCCGTGCTCTATCGGAAGGTCTAGATTATGATGATATCGAAGACTATTCTTCAAAGCTAAACACTTTAAAAGAATCATACTTCGAGAAAAAA